ATAAAACAAGAGCAATTAGTATTTCTTAGAAATCAAGATATATTTACAACCACAATCAGAGGAGTTATAACTGGAACACAAGAAGACACTATTTCTGGAACAACAATCACTATCGCAAAATCAAATGTTAAAAATATTCGAAGCATTACAATCGATGCGGTTTCAAAATCGGTTGGGACAGATTATACCGTTAATTATGAACACGCAACTGGATGTGTGATAACATTTGGATCAAGTCAATCAGGAGATTATTCAATTTCTTATGATTATGGCACAGACAAAATCTACCCTGATTTTCCGAGAGACGATTTAAAAATAGGATCTTATCCAAGAATTGCAGTTGATCTTTTAAATGTGAGTACAGATGCATTCGGAATTGGGGGAGAACAATTTATTCATGATGTTGCCTTAACAATTGTTGTTTATTCTAACAATTCAGATGAGATTGATGGGTATATTGATTCAATCAAATCAGCATATGTTTCAAATGCAAAGAATTTTTATTACCTGAAATTTATTAAACCAACATTGATTGGGCCAACAATTAATAGTCCGGAAAAGAATAATGAGATCATGCAAAAAAACATAGACCTCCTTGGGATGTTCTCGGTGGACAATGCTTAAAATGGAAAAAGAACAAAAAAAGAGATTAAAGAAATACTGGACAGATGTCGCAGCAGGGCGTATTTCGGTAGATAAGCTCGGAAAAGACAAAAAAACGCCTCAGAACAAGCCAAAACAGCCAAGTGACACTCATAAGAGAAAGAAGCAATTAAATAACAAAGGAGGAAAATAAAATTTCGAACAATTATATTAGTGGAGGAGAGTCAGTTTGTTTATATGGTTTTGAAGATATGGACGGTTGGGCTGCAGTGGCCGCAAGTCATACAAAAAGTGATGAAACTTATGTGCCTTTCGGACAAGGAGTTGAAATTGCGATTAAGAGAAGCAATAATGCTGAGAGAATTGTTGGAGTGGGAGCAAGAAATGCAACAGCAACAATCAATAAGCAATACGGAGGAGCATTTACAATAACAGGAGCACTTTCAAATGCTTACTGGTTACTAGGAGTTTTAGGAGCAAATGGAGATGGTGGACCACCTGGAGCATATACTCACACTTATACTGAAGCAGATATTCTTCCAAGTTTTACAACAACTACAAGTTTTGAACTGGGAGATACAGATTTCGCGAGTGATTTAATTGGATGTGTAATAAATCAGTGTACAATTACAGCAGCAGTTAATGAAGCTTTAAAATTTAGTCTCGAAGGAGCATATCGTTATGAAAATTTGGGAACAACTAAACTAGCAAATAATGCTGACGTTGAGCCAGTATTCACATTCGCGCATGGATCGATTGAAATGCCAGACGGAACAAAGATTGCAGCAATTCAGAATTTTGAGTTAACAATTGTAAATAATGCAGAATCAGTTTATGGAGTTGGGAGTAGATTTATGACATCCGTGGTAGCAAAAGCTAGAGAGTATAATTTTAGTTGCACAGCAGCATTTAATGATTATACTGATCTTTTAACTTATTTCATGAACGGAACAAACACGGCAAGCGCGCCTGATGCAGGATCTGGAACTGAAATTGCAACATTGGAATTGACTTTCACAAATGACGACGGAGATATGTTAGATATCAATTTGACAGGGGTTCATTTGAACGAAGAAACATTGCCACAAAACGTTAGTGAAGTTGTTAAGGAAGAAGTAACTGGATGGGCCAGAGCATGTGATAATATCATTTATACAAATGATGTTGAAGTAGCACCCAAAGCAGCAGACAATATTTAAATTTTTTATTTTTAAATTTTCAGTAGATAACGGTGACTTTAAGTCACCCAGAGTCACTATTAGTGACTAATTAAATTCAAGGAGGAATAAATGGGAGAAGAAACAAATACTGAACAAGTGAATATACCAGAAGTAGTTGTAGAAGGAGATAAGGTTATTTTGCCAACTTGCGAAGTTCCTATAAAGTTTAATGGGAAAGATTCAAGAGTTATTATTCAAAAAATCTCTGGAGGCCAACGAAGGAATGCAATCGGAAAACATATCAGTACGCAAATCAGAGGACAACAAATCGATGGAAAGATAGAAGATGTTGTAGGAATTCAAATAAGTATCTTAGCAGAAGTTATTGTTAAGGCACCATTTGCAACAACTGAAAAAGATTTGGCTAAATTACCTGAAGATGTTTTAGATTATCTTTACAATCAGTATGAAGAGTGGACTAAAAAAAAACTCAAATAAAGAGATTAATTAAAGAATATTCCAGGGGTCATCATAGTGGAGATCAAGATTTAGAAGAACATTATCTTGATTGGTTTTTTTTACATCATTTCGGAAAAGGCCAGGGATTCTGGAGAAGTCTATATGATGAAAAGATTATAGCTCTGATGACACTAGCTCAAGAAAAAGAAAAAGAGTATTGGGATAATTGGAAAAAATTAATGCAAAACAAAAATTAAGATGGGAGATTTCAAAATAGAAATTCCTTTCATGGTCAAAGGAAAGGGAGCAACAAGTAATGCGCAAGAAAGTAGTGGTAGTAGTAATTCTCCTGTGAAAAAATTAACTGAATCGATTGTTAAGAGTTTGGGAATAAGTAAAATTCTTGGGGACATACTTGGAGATGTGTACAAATTAATCTCCCCATTAATAAGAATTCTAAGTGTTATGGCCATATTAATCTTTCTTCCGTTGAGGCCAGTTATTAAATTCTTAGCAAAAAAACTTGCAGAATTTGCAAAGTTATTAGCCACCGGGGGAAAAGAAGGGATAATTGGTTATATCATTGCATTGTTAGTAATAATCGGAGCTGTTCTTTTAGTTGCATTTGGAGGCTGGATAGTTGGAATCCTGGCAGTGATTGGAGCGTTATTAATTTTGGTTTTTGGAGAAGATCTAGTTAATTTCTTACTGGAGGCATGGGAACTTTTAAAAGTAGCATTTCAAATTATTACTGAAGGGTTACAAAGCGCTTGGGAATTATGGTTAGTGGGATTTAGAATAATCGGTGAAGGATTGAAATTTGTTTGGGAACTTCTTAAAATCGGATGGTCTTTTTTAATAAATGCAGGAATGTGGGTATGGGAAAAAATTATTAAACCAGGATTTGAAATCATGAGAAGTATTGGTCAGAGGATTTGGAATATAATTAAGGCCCCTTTTGAATGGCTAGCAAACAAAATAAGAAGTTTACCCTTCATGGGGGGAGGAAGAGGCAAAAGTGTTGGAGATGCAATCATTAGGCCAAATGGAGACGTGATAGAAACAGACCCGGCAGACTATTTGATAGCAACAAAAAATCCTTCAAGTCTAGGTGGATCAACTACAATAAATATAAATAATCCCTCAGTAAGGCAAACCAGCGATATAAAACTGATTGCCAATGAGGTAAGCAGAGTTTTACAAAGACAAATGATAGGTAGGGTAAGTTCAACATGACCAGAACACATGCAACTTATTTAGGAGAACTCAAATCAAAAATCAGTGAATTGGAATCTTCAAAAGAAGATTTACAAGAAGAAGTAAATAAAATCAAAAAAGAACATAACGAATTAAAAGAAAAAGTGGAGAAGATTAAAAATGAAAAGTGAATTAAAAGAAATTAAACAAGTATTGGAATCCATCAAGACTTTTATTGTAGCGAATGCTCAATTACAAAAAGAAACTTTATTAGAACTTCAAAAAATTAAAAGAATAATGGAGGTAAATAATGGCAGCAACAATAGGGGGTAAAAGTCTAGGAGCAGTATCCTATGAAAGCTCAACGAAGAGTTCAAATTTATTTAATTATCCAATGCCAGCTAGTGATAGTGATGCGGCTTTGCTGGTTGATCTAATGGGGACCAGCAGAACAATAACCATAAACGGAAAGTTTACTGGAACTGTATCTCAACTTAGAACTTACATAACAGACATAGAAGCAATCCAAAATGGAACGCAAACAGGTTCAACATTTGTGAGTAGTTGGACAAATGTAAACAAGACTGTTTTTATTCAAGATTTTACTTGGGATAAATCAGAGGCAGACGAGAGCAAAGTAGGTTATACTTTAACCCTTGCAGAAGGGACAGAATGAAATTATGTAAAGTGATTGTTGGAGGAGTAACAATTAAAGATACAAGTGGATCTCCTGACCCAAAAGCATTAATAAAATGGGAATATGAAAAGTCCGATGAGGATATTTCTGATGCAGAATTAATTCTCCCAAGAAGAGTAAATGATTTGGTTGATTTGCAGAATGGCCAAGTAGTTGAAATTTGGGCTGGTTGGACAACAAGCACAGATAAAAGATATTTTTATGGTTATATCAACGACATTCAACCAGAGGGAGCAACAATAAAAGTTTTATGTAAAAATGAAATGATTCTTTTAGTTAGAAAAAATATTAACCATGTTTATGATTCTTCAACAGATGCAAGTGCCGGAGAGATTAGTGAGATTGTCGAAGATATGGTTGAGACTTATGGGGGGCTAACAGCGACGGTTCAAGCATCAGGAACAGAGGATGGAAAAAGAATAGATCAGTTTAAATGTCTTAATACAGATATTTGGGAAAGAATTCAGGCATTAAAAAAAGCTCTTAATTGGGATATTTATTATGACGATTCAACGAGAGTTGTTTTTTTTGAACCAGGAGGATACAATGATTCTGGTAAGACTTTGACGGTTGGAACTGAAATAATTAATCTTCCGGCGTGGGATTTTGATACTTCAAATATGATTAATGATTTAAGGATAGACGGAGCAAGTGTCCCAACAGAAATAACTGAATCAGGGCAAGTAGGCACAACAGCAGATTATACAACTGCTTCAATTTTACTAACTAAAACTCCAGATAATGTTGAATTGTATATGGATGCTGTAGATCCACCAACAACTCAAAAGACTGGAGGAAGTAAAGATGCAAGTAGTGCAAATTTTTATTATGTTGACAAAGAAAATAAAAAAGTTATGCCTGCAACTGCAACAACATTCACAACAGATCACTATGCAATAATTAATTATGTTTGGTCTGCGCAAATGCCAGTTCACATGAAGAACCAATCTAGCATAGATGATTATGGAATTTTTCAGAAAACAATCGAGTTTAATGATATTTCAAGTATTGCAGATGCAGAGAGTCGTGCAACAAATATTCTAGCAAAAAGAAGTATTCCATATGTGACAGGAAATCTTTTAGTTAGGAGTGCTAGTGCAAATATTCCTGGAAGAGGAGAAACCGTCTCAATAGTCGATACAAAAACTCCGACGGTAAAAGGGCAAGTTTTATCTGGAGATTATGTGGTGAATAAAATAAAATATATTTTTCCTAGTGCTTTTGAAGAATTAGAAGTAGGAGATAAAAAATGGAGATTAGCAGACTGGCAGCAAACCCAAGAAGAAAGAGTCAAACGATTAGAAGAACAATTCGTTAGAAACCAGGATATTATTGTTGAGCTAGTAGATATTCAGAATTTAACTTCAACAGAAAATGCATTGCAACCAGGACCAAGATATTTTCAAACAATTACCGAAGCATACGACGTTTCAAATAATAGAGGGATATGGGATAATGCAGATCATGGAGTTTGGGATTCTGATACTTGGGGAGATGGAACTGATACTTTTGAAAGTGAAGTCACAGCTTGTATGATTCAGGAAAATAATCTTTATACAGAGGATTTTATAGACGACGATTTCGAAGGGGCCGGAGATGCTGCATGGAGCACAACAGGTTCAGTTTCATTCACCTCTGGGCAAATTGCTCTTAGTCTTCCGATTGACAAAAGCAATGGCACAATAACAACTGCAAAATTGACAAGCACAGAAGTAAGCGGTAGTTTTGATTATGAAATGACTGCAAATGGATCTGATTGGGAATCTGTAACTTCTGGAACTGCTCATGCTTTTACTGCTACTGGAACAGAATTGTTATGGCGAGCAACTGAAAACAATACTTCAACAGGGGAGATAAGTAAAATTGTGGTGAGTGATTACAAATGATAAGTTTTATAAAGCGAGTTATCATTAATATTTTTATGGGAAAAGGAGTAAAAGGATTTCAAAAAGGAAATAAAGATTGGATTAAAAGAAAAACAAACAACCATACCGAAGAAACAAAAAAGAAAATTAGTGAGGCGAATAAAGGAAAGATTGCTTGGAATATTGGGAATAGAGCATATACTTCTGAATGTTTATATTGTGGAAAAGTTATTGAAGAAAGTGTAAAAAGAAAATATTGTTCAAACAAATGTAGAGCAAAAGATTTATTATTCGGAAAAGATAGTCATGATGCTTGGAATAAAGGAATGGGTCTTGGAAAAAATTATAAAAAAGTAGAAATAAGAATTAATGGAAAGAAAAAAATGGTTTCTCATATTGTTTGGGAAAAGAATAATTTAAATGATTTAATTAAATATGATGAGGTTATTCATCATATTGATGAAAACCCACAGCATAATAAAATAGAAAATTTAAAAAAAATGTCTCGAGGTGAACATATAAAATTTCATCATAAATTAAATAAACAAAAATTAATAGTGTCCAATTATCACTAATAACAATATTTAAAAATGAAAGAAGGTATAAACTAACATGGGAAGAGATGAAAAAGGAAGATTTTTAAAAAAATCTCCAAGTTGGAATAAAGGAACTAAGGGGATAATGAAACCAAATAAAACCTCTTTTAAAAAAGGGAGAATATCAGATAGAAAAGGAATTAGAAAATATAATAAATTATGCCCTAGATGTGGAAAAGAATTTAAAACATCATTTCTAAAAAAAGTTTATTGTAATAAAAAATGTGCTTACCCAAATAAGTTTAAAAAAGTTATTTGTGTTGGATGCAAAAATATATTTTATAATTCAGATAAAAGACAAAAATATTGTTGTAGAGAATGTTATGAAAAAAATAAAGTTCATTGGAATAAAGGAAATATTGGATTTCTTTCTGGGAAAAATCATTATAATTGGAAAGGTGGAAGAACAAAGATTTATGATTTAATTAGAAATAATATTAAAAATAAAAGTTGGATAAGATCAATTTTTGAAAGAGATGATTATACTTGTCAAGAATGTGGAGATGATTCTGGAGGAAATTTGAATGCCCATCATAAAGTTCGTTTTTCTAAAATTTTAGATAAATTTAAGATTAAAACAATTAAGCAAGCAATAAAATGTAAAGAACTTTGGGATATAAAAAACGGAATAACTTTATGTGAAGATTGTCACAAAATTAAACATAAGAGAAATAAAAAATGACTGGAACAATTATAACTAATGATGGTTTGAAAATATCCTTGCATAGAACGTATACGGCTTCTCCAACAATAACTGCACCATCAAAATTTAAGATAGGGACCGGAACAACAACTCCAGTAGTTGCAGATACAGACGTGGAAACAGGAGTAAATATCAATGGTGGAGCAACTAAGAGTTTTGTTTCAGGATATCCTACGTTAGATGAAACAAATATGCAGGCCACAATAAGATGTTTATTGACAAC